AGAGTATTAGCTGGTATGATTAAACAAGTTAACAAAGATGTACAAGATAATTACACTATTCAAGGACCTCCTATCGTAAAATTACCAAAATCACAAGATTTATCTAAGAAACGTAGTAAATACTCATCTCAGATATCTAAATTACAAAAAGAATTTAGTTTAAAGGATACTGATGGTGTTGCTGATTACCATCAAGGGTGGTGGTCTCAATGGGTTGATAAGAATTCACCTACAACACTCGATAACAAAACCAAAATGGGGTTAGTTAAGAGATGGGCGTTCATGGATAAAGGATTTAGATTAGATAAAAAGAACTTTAGTGATGAAAAAACATTAGAATGGGCTAAGAAAACAGATAAAGAAGACCAAAAGAAGATTGGTAAGAAGAACTTAATGAAGTTTGAACAGATATTCTTAGGTTTAGGTGCAGAAGTGTTAGAGTTTACCTCATCAGCATTAACTGTTAACGCTGATTCAGCAGTTCGTGATATGAAAAAACGAATTGATAAGACAATTAAAGATGTTAAGAAATCAGGTGACCCAAAAAAGATAGAAAAACTTAAATTAGAACTTGGTAGGTTACAATCTATTGGTGGTTCTAAAAAAATTGTACCAAATGAAGGTATTGTTTTCTTATACAAAGGAAACACTTTTAAACTTACAGGTACATTCGCATCGGTAAACCAGATACTTGGTATTTTCTTCTAAAATTTCGGTTTCTCTATTTTTATATATTTATATATAACAACATAACCTAATGTATAATAATGGGAAAAGACTTTAAGAAAAAATATATGCATCCAACTCGTAGAAAGTTGGTAGATATGGTTCAAACTGGTGAGTATGATAAGAATACTACTGTTGGGTACACAAAAGCAGCTGAATCTCGTAATATAGGAGATAAGTGGGAAGATGATAATCATAAATTCGAAAAGAAGGAAGGATATACATTAAAAACAGGTAAAAATCACGAAGCATTTCAAAAAATACGAGAATATCTTAAAGAAAAGAATAATTGTAAAAATGCTACGTGTAAAACTGTAAAGAAAACAGATAATGATATAAGATTTATCCAAAATGGAGGATTTTGTATGAATTGTACAACTGAAAGAGAAACTATTCTTAGAGTAAATAACGTATTCGTTCCATATCAGAATTATAAGATTTGGACTAAGATGATTGTTTATGGAAAACAGAGATTAGAAGAACTTAAACAATCTCTTACTGAAGTTAAGGAAGAATACGAATATGTTAACGAAGATGGTACTGTAGAGAATTGGAAATTGCCAAAATCAATAGATGAAGTAAAATCAGAGATACAAGAAATGATTGATATCGGTAATAAGGAAATAGAAGAACTAGAAGCAAATCGGTTATTGGCATTTGATGAACTAAAGGATAAAAATTATGAACATTATCTTTAAAATTTTAAAAAAACACTTTAAAGAAGTATTAATAGTTGGGTTAATAGTAGTTATCTTACTAATGAGATCCTGTAGTGGTGGTGATGAATCTCCAAAGGAAATTGTAAATGTAGGTGGTAAGGATTACGAACTATTAGAACAAAAGATTGATACAGTCTTTGTTAATAAAATTGTAGAAGTACCTAAATATGTACCTAAGTATGTTGATAGAGTTGTTGAAAAGATAGTTGAAATACCAGCAGATGTTGATTCTCTACAAATTATAAAAGATTACTATTCTAAGTTCGTAACCAAAGATACTTTAAAACTAACTTATGAGTTTGCTCCTGAAATTGTAATCGATTCAATGGGAACAAAACCAAACCCAACATTAGGATTTGGTATTCTTACAGATACCATTACACAAAATAAAATAATAAGTAGAGATGTTGTATGGAATTTTGAAGTTCCTACAATATACAATACAAAGGTGGTAAAAGAATTACCTAAACGAGTATTCTATTATGGTATTGGTGCCGGATTTGATAAAACAAATTTTATAAATAATGCAAAATTTGGTATCTTATATAAAGATAAGAAAGATAAAATGTGGGGATTGGATATTGGTGCATTAAATGTAAACAGTACGATACAACCTTACATTGGTGGTTCTATGTACTGGAAAATCTCATTTAAGAAGAAAAAATAGAATGTCTAAACAATCTTTAAAAGATATTATCAAACTTGAGTATCAGAAGTGTGCTGGAGATCCAATCTACTTTATGAAAAAGTATTGTATGATTCAACATCCTGTACGTGGTAAGATACCATTTCATTTGTATCCATTTCAAGAAAGAACTTTAGATCAATTTGCAGAACACAGATACAACATTATCCTTAAATCTCGACAAACAGGTATTTCAACCTTAACTGCTGGATTTTCACTTTGGAAAATGTTATTCAATCAAGATTTTAATGTATTGGTAATCGCAACTAAACAAGAAGTTGCCAAGAACCTTGTAACGAAGGTTCGTGTAATGAATCAGTACTTACCTTCATGGTTAAAACAAACAACAGTAGAGGATAACAAACTATCTCTGAGATACTCAAATGGTTCTCAGATAAAAGCAACATCAGCAGCAGGAGATGCTGGTCGTTCTGAAGCACTATCTCTTTTAGTATTTGATGAGGCAGCGTTCATTGATAAGATTGAAGATATTTGGGTATCTGCACAATCTACTTTATCAACGGGTGGTAATGCAATTATACTTTCTACACCAAATGGTGTGGGTAATTTCTTTCACAAAACTTGGGTAGGATCTGAAGAAGAAACAAACGGATTTAATAATATTCGATTACATTGGACTGTTCATCCTGAACGTAATCAAGAATGGAGAGATGAACAAGAAGTTTTATTAGGACCAAAGGGAGCTGCACAGGAATGTGATTGTGATTTTGTAAGTTCTGGTGATACTGTAATAGATCCTCAACTCCTTATGTTTTATAAAGAAACTTATGTACAAGAACCAATAGAAAAGACTGGGTTTGATGGAAACCTTTGGAAGTGGGAATATCCAAACTACAATAAAGCATATATGGTAGTTGCCGATGTTGCTCGTGGTGATGGAGGAGATTTCTCAGCATGTCATGTAATTGATATAGAAGAATCATCTCAAGTTGCAGAATATAAAGGTAAATTAGATACAAAGGATTTTGGTAACTTTTTAGTTGCATTAGCAACTGAATATAATAATGCTTTACTCGTAGTTGAGAACGCAAACATTGGTTGGGCAGTTCTACAACAAATTATAGATAGGGGGTACCAAAATACTTTCTATATGAGTAAGGATTTAAAATATGTAGATGTAGAAAACCAATTACATAATAAATACAGAGCAGAAGAACGAGGTATGGTGCCTGGATTCTCTACAACAGCTAAAACAAGACCTTTAATCATTTCTAAGTTAGAACAATACGTTAGAGAAAAATCGGTAACAATACGTTCTACTAGATTAATAGATGAAATGTTTACATTTATATGGAATGGTAATAGAGCAGAGGCAATGAGAGGATATAATGATGATTTAACAATGTCATTATCAATCGGATTGTGGGTTAGAGATACTGCACTTAGATTAAGACAAGAAGGAGTTGATTTAACCAAACAAACACTAGGTGGAATAGGACAGACAACTGAAGGATTAGCTAGTGGGTTTGGGGGTAACGATTCTATGGATGAAAACCCATGGAAAATGAGGGTAGGAGATAGAAGTGAAGACCTAACGTGGTTAATTAAATAACTCTATATTTATATATTAGGAGAAATAAATTATGATATCATTACAAGAATTACTTAACGAAGAGATACACACAGAAGAATATACTGTGGAAAATTATCACGATATAAAAGAATTCTGTGAATTTATGAAAGAATACAAAGCTGATATGAATGAAGCAGAGTATCAAGGTAGAACTGTAAAGTTGGGTAAGCCGATGCAAGGTGATACCAAAAAATTTAAAGTATATGTTAAAAACCCCAAAGGTAATGTAGTAAAGGTGAACTTTGGACATGGTGGTAGTTCGGCAAAGAAATCAGGAGAAAAAACAATGTCTATTCGAAAGAATAATCCTGATGCAAGAAAAGCATTTCGAGCCAGACACAACTGTGATTCACCAGGTCCGAGGCACAAAGCAAGATATTGGTCTTGTAGAAAATGGTAATAAATAAATTAATAAAGGTTATAACATAAATTAAGAACAAAATGGCAGATACTTCATTTTTTGGACGTTTAACAAAACTATTCCGTACCAAGGCAATCGTAACGGTTGATGATAAGGGTAACAGAAAAGTTTTTGATGGTGATGAAAGACAACAGACAAACCTGTCCTCTTTAAGAGATAGGTACACGAAGATACAAAAAAGTTTCTTTGAACAAGCTGGTGGTGCTCAATCAATGGCATATCAACAAGTTCGTAGAGAAGTTTTTAGAGATTATGATGCAATGGATAATGATCCAATACTAGCATCAGCTCTTGATATATATGCAGATGAATCAACACTAAAGAATGAATTTGGTGATGTGATGTTAATCCATTCTGATAATGAAAAAGTACAAGATATTTTAAATAACTTATTTTATGATATTCTTAATATTGAATTCAACTTATGGCCATGGGTAAGAAATATGTGTAAGTATGGAGATTTCTTCTTAGGTTTGGAAGTTGCTGAGGGTAAAGGTATTGTTAACGTAACACCTCATTCAGTTTACAACACAGAAAGATTAGAAAGAACTGACCCAACAAATCCAAACTCAGTAAAGTTTAAAATTACTGAAGATCCTAATGGTAAAGAAGAATATGAAAACTTTGAAATAGCACATTTTAGATTGTTGGCAGATACAAACTGGTTACCATATGGTAAATCAATGATTGAAAATGCTAGAAGATTGTGGAAACAATTATCTCTTATGGAAGATGCAATGTTGATTCATAGAATTATGAGAGCACCGGAAAAAAGAGTTTTCAAAATTGATATTGGTAATATTCCTCCAACAGAAGTTGATAACTATATGCAAAGAATTATTAACAAAATGAAGAAAGTTCCTTTTGTTGATAGAAATACTGGTGATTACAACTTAAAGTATAATATGCAAAACCTAACAGAAGATTTCTATCT